TTATTTGCCCCTTTCTGATAATTGTTCAATTTGATGAACCAGTGCACGTTGTGCCTCGACCCCGCGCAGTTCTGCATCGGTGGCGTTCGGCCCCAGCACTCGTTCAATCGTTATTTTTCGTAAATACGCCAAAACGGCACGTCCATCGGACGTGCCAAATGTGCGCGCAAAGTTCTTTTCTATTTCCGTCATGATTCATCACCATTAAATAATATTTTCAGCAATCGCCATCTTTGTAATCGGCGCAATATATTTAAGTTCCGCATCGCTGTTCAATTTAATTTGGTCAATTATGCCACGACGTGATAATATTTGCAGCCCCCTGTCCACCAATGGACGAATAAATTCATGCAACAGCCGCCCGTATGTAGCACCCAAAATGCGCATCATATCCGCATTTCGCGCAAGTATTTCGGTTGCGGTCATTTCTTTGTCGGAAAGCAGCCCCAAACGATCCGCCAATAACGCATGACGAATTCGTTCACGCAGATCCTTCAATACTAATTGAGACACATCAAAATCTGCACCCGATGCCAACGGGGTTAATCCCGATGAACCAACTGCCTTTGGTATAATTGCACCCGGTGTCAGGTTTATATTGTTAAGGTTAATTACACCATCGTCATCGGCCTGCCATATACCGGAAACGGCAATCGTTGCATTTTTAAGAACCAATTCGACAACTTTGTTCGCGGTTTTAATATCGGGCAATGCACGCATAACGGGACTGCGGCCATACAATTCACCAGATGCCAACGACCACCGGAAAATAATATACGGGTTTGTTTCAAATGTTCCGGTTGATACGATATTGTTTTCAATATCACCGCCAACATCCAACCAAGCAACAAAATCCGTACCAACCAAACTTTGCACCATTTTAAGTGGCATTTCTGGGTCGCGCTTCATTTTATCACTGATATCTTTTGGTGGTGTCCATGTTGGGAAACGCGTTGCTATATCACACGCACGAATTGATGTGGTGTGAAATACCGCATTCGGCAAAATCGCAATATCGTACATAGGAATCGCCGTAAAAGAAAAAGCAGATGATGCACCAATCGGATTTTCCGCCATAAACAGACACGCCGTTCCACATACGACCAAATCCATATAACATTGATGAATAGTCGTATAAAAATTAGAATCGTTCAAATGCGCCCGAAAAACAGATGTTGCAATTTCTGCGTTTGGTGATTCATCGCTTTCAGGAATCAAATCCATCCACAGCGATTCCGGTGGCGTAATCAGTGAATATAACGATGCCGCCAAATTATCGACTGCATCCGCCGCGGTTGAATCAAACAGTGTCGCAATATCATCGTCCGTTGATGGCATCGTATAACGCCGCGCGGTATCCCACCGATTTATCCACGGTGCGCGCGCATCAATTGCACGGCGATACATTTGTTGTAATTGTTTTGTGTCTTGTAACATTTTTGTTCCTTTTTTTGTTATGGTTTAAGAAATTTTGAAATTTGTATTTGCGGAATATATCCGCCCCGCCCGTCCATTTGGTCGAACAGGTATCGGAATTACAGAAACAGCACCCGCAACCGCATCAATTCCGTCATCGTGCGTTGCGCCCCCAAATGGGGACCAACCAATCATTTCAGACAACAGTGGCGTTGATTGTACGCGCGATGCACAATACAATCGTCCAGTCGATAAAACTGGTTCCAATGTATCGATAATGCGATCTGATTTGCGCTTGTTATTAATTATATTTTGAACCACGATATCCATTGCTCGTTTGGCCGCGCATTCGCGCAGTATTTCCGGCAACGCATTACCTATTCCGTTTGTTTCAACGCATATTCTGCGCATATTATGATGCGACAAAAAATCCAGAACACGTTCACACTGGGTTGCCATCGGATGTTCATCACCATCGGCAACGACCATGTACATCACATCATGAATAAATATTCGGTGTAATTTATCATCGCGATATATTATAACGCAAACACTGCCGTCTGAATTTGTGCGCCCCAGCGAAGGATCCCAATACACGGCGGCACCGGTAATTATATTGTCGCCAATACGTGCATTTTGCGGATTAAATTCATCCGTATAGAAATGAATCGCGCCAGGATCCAGCCGAATTCGTTCCATTGATACCGGCATCAACATCATCTGGGACGCGAAATGATTTGCGCCAACCGTGGTCCGCAGGTCTTCTATTACGGAAATCGGAAAGATTTCCGGCCACGCCGGCACGCCCGCCGCATCAACTATCGGGATTTTAAGGGTTTTATACCCACGCAAAAAAGGCGTTGAAAAACCGATTTTTTTCTTTACTATATCAAACATGGACTTTACCCCGAAAACTTTACCAACTAATTTAGAAGCTGAACAGGCTGTTTTGGCGGCTGTTTTGATGAACCCGCGCGCGATTGAACGCGTATCGGATTTTTTACTGCCCGAACATTTTTCACACCCTGCGCATGCAGAAATTTATAAATTGGCATTGCGCCAGGCCGCATCCGGTAATGATTTTGATATTATCACGATTAAAAACTACCTGGATCAACAGGGTGTCTTGGAATCTGTTGGTGGTGTTGATTATTTAACTCAATTGGCGGGTGCCGGTGCAACGGTGGTCAGTGTCGAACAATATGGCCGTATTATTTATGATAATGCGATGCGTCGTAACTTAATCGCTCTGGGTCAGGAAATCACCGAAGATGCTTTTGTCGAGGATTTGGATAATCCAGTATCCCGACAGATAGAGGTTGCCGAACAAAAACTATTCGAAATGGCAACCACAGGTACGTCTGAACGAGAGGTCACCCCAGTTGCAACCGCATTAAAAGACGCCCTGGCCGAGGCTGAGATAGCATACAAGGCCGATGGTCAATTGTCAGGTTTAACAACGGGACTGACGGCGCTGGATAAATCCATAAGCGGTTTGCACCATTCTGATTTGGTTATTATTGCCGGTCGTCCCGGTATGGGCAAAACAACACTGGCAATGAATATCGCGTTCAATGCCGCAAACGCCATTTTGGCGGGACGCGCAAATAAAAAATACACCGGTGCCGTTGTGTTTTTCAGTCTTGAAATGTCATCCGCCCAGTTGGCGGCTCGTGTTTTGGCTTCTCAATCCAAGGTTCCAGTGTCCGCCATGCGCGAAGGTTCATTAACCGACGAAGATTTTATGAAATTATCCCAGTATGCGGCGGCGATTGGTCGTGTTCCATTATGCATTGACGACACGCCGGGCATGTCTGTTCCAATGATGCGCACACGCGCACGCCGATTGGCACGCAAATATGGTGGTATTGCACTTATTGTTATCGATTACCTGCAATTAATGACATCGCCGGGTGGCCGCAAAAACGATAATCGCGTCCAGGAATTGTCCGAAATTACCCGTGGATTAAAAATGCTGGCCAAGGAACTGGATGTTCCTGTTATTGCCCTGTCGCAATTATCACGTACGGTTGAATCGCGCGACGACAAACACCCGATGCTGTCCGATTTGCGTGAATCTGGTTCTATTGAACAAGATGCCGATATTGTTATGTTCACGTATCGCGAAGAATATTACCTTGAAAACCGTGACCCTTCGAACAGATTTTCCGGCAACGCTTCGGAAAAGGTTCAGGAAAATTACGAACGTCGCCGCGAAAACGCCCGAAACAAGGCAGAGATTATCATCGGAAAAAACCGTCATGGCCGCACCGAAACAATTCACACCGCATTCTTTGGTGAATACAGTTTGTTCGACAATTTGGACGATGCTGCCGCACGTGTTGCAAACACATTTATTCCAATGGAATCAGAACAGCAAACGCCATCGCCAGCCGCCGCTGCGGACGAAATCGACGTAAATGCAATACCGGATGATATGCCACTGTAATTTTTTCTTGCGTCTTTTGTAAAAATTGACTAATATTTTGTCAAGTATTCCAAGGAGTTCCATAATGGCCCAAGAAGAAATCATTTTTCCAAATAATATCCGCAATATTCGTTTGAAACGCGGTATGAAGATGACCGAATTATCGCGTCGCGCAAATTTGTCTTTGTCGGCGGTATCTAAAATCGAAAAGGGTGTTCGCCGTTTGAATCAAAAACAATTGCTGAACATCTGCAATATTTTGGGCTGCAAATTATCTGATATATTTATCAAGGAATCTGACGAGGTCGCAACCCAGTGGCAAAATGAGATCAAACGTCGCCTTAATGACAACGAAGACAGCGGCCTAAAGATTTTTGGCTCTGGTCTGCGCAAGATTCGTCAACAACGCGGCAAAACCATTGCCCAGGCTGCCAAGGACGCCGGCATGACACTGTCTGTGTATCACAAGATAGAGGTTGGCCAACGCGAAATCTATGAAAACGAAATTGAACCATTGGCGAAATCTTTCACTCTGACCGTTGGTGATATGTTCGATAAAATCGCCAATTTGTATAAGTCTGGCGAATTAAACAACCAAATAAGCAAGGTCAAAGAACGCGTAAAATCTGTTTTGGTGCCGGGCAATCCGGTATCTGGCATTGATATGCACGACGGACTTTATGGCGCAAAATTGTACGACAGCGCGCGCAAGAAATTGGTTCCTGTATTCGGCGTACCTGCGGGCAAGGCAATTAAATTCAAAAAATCCGATGAAACGATGATTGTCGCCCCCACGGAGTTGGAGGGACGCAAAGGTATCTATGCTGTCGTTCCAAACACGAAACACATTGGCGGATTTTTGCCCGAAAAATCTTATTTGTTTGCCGATGTAAATGCCAAGGTCACAGTCGGTGACATGGCAATCTGTATTGATGCCGAATTCGACAAATTAAAATCTGATGACGTTGCCAACGCACAAATCGTTGCCGTGCGCCAGGATAACAAAGGCAAAATTTATGGCCAGGGTGCAACCGCATCGGAAAAAATTATTGGCAAAACCATGCACAAGGTTATTATGATTGTCATGGAATAACCACATAACCGCGGAGAGAGAACCATGAAACCCAGAGCCAGCGTAGTAGCCCAAAAATTATTAAACCTGTACCGCCAATCACATGTCATCATTGGCGGTTGGTCGGCATTAAATCCGATTTTTGTTGAAGAAGCCACACCCGACGTTTTAACCGCGTTGGCGGATTTACCGACGGGCAAGATGTTAATTCGCCATATTGAAAATTTAAGATCGGGAAAAACGCCGATGGATTCTATTGATCGTGATTTGTTGCCATACGGTGGTATGATGGCGGAATCCACATCAAATTTACAAATATCAGAACGCGATTGGAACGAATTGGTTTCTGCTATATCCGCATTTACACCAGACCAGGATGGATTAAAACGTATCACGGATTTAAAGATTATCAAATCCTTCGGGGCAGAATGGTTAAATATTGTGCGGGCTGCGTTGGCCAACAAGCACCCAGAATTGCTACAACAGTGGGCAATCGTTGACCAAACCTATAACGCGTACAAACGTTGGAATATGGCAAAAGACATAATGTCACAATCTATTAATGACCGTACCCGTGCCGAAATTCAGGCCGATATGTTCGAATACGAAACTTACCTGCCTATGTTCGGTGACGAAGGACGCGAACTATTGGAAAAATTGCGCAATTTCGTCAGCAGTATAAAACATATCCCCGAACAGCAATAATTAATCATCGTCTGTGGTGCGATATATCGTATCCATCGTATGTGGTGTGCCGATGTAAATCATCGCACCACCGGGCGATAATATAAAATCCAGTTCCCGCAGCCGTTCCCGCAGCATATCGCGTTTTTGTGGTGTGTTACAGGTATTTGGAACCTCTACATCATCACAGATAATTAAATCTGCGCGCGCACCGGTAATATTTCCATGAATCCCCTGACATACAACGGATGGCTCACGAATACCGATGGGGCGATTTATAGTTATACGCCCGGCGGCCCACTCTTTTTTATTTTTTGGCACCATATCCACACACATCGGATGATTTTCCAAAATATTGCGTACATGATTGACCATACGTGTCGCCAGGGCGCTTTCCGCCGACAAAATTAGAATACGTGTTTCGGGTCGCAGGTATAAAACACATGCCGCAAATATTCCGACGACCGTCGATTTACCAGAATGACGAAACGCCATTAATAAACCACGACGCACGTCCCCGCCCCAGACATCGACCAAAAAGTCCATCATGCGACGATGATGCATTGGGGTTTCCTTGTTTATGTATCGATTCCAAGTGTCCATAAAATCATAGAACGCCATAATCATCGTTATTGTCGCCCGAAGCGGGTTCGGTTACGGAACCATAATCGTTAATCAACACTGGCAAAGCGCTTGCCAAGACCGATACCAAATTATTATACAACCCTAACACGCCGCCACCCGACAATTTGTCGCGCACAACATCCAATGTGTAATTTAGGAAATTTACCACATTATCATGCGTATTCTCCCACGATGCCACATCGATATCAACCGCACGCAAATCCTTGAACGCTTCCAACAAAAAATTAAAGTCATCGTTCAAGTCTTCGGGATCTATTTTATCGGTCGGTTGATAATCGATTATGCGCGACAGCGATATTTGCCGAAATATATCAATCACAACGCCTTCGCCCGGTGCAGTTGTAAATATAACACGCCCACCCGTAAAATCATCGTTTGGAACAACCGTACACCCGCTTGTTACCGCAACTTCATCCAGTGCAATATGGACATCGGCAACCTGAAAAAACGGAAATGCAAATACATATTCCGTAGTTGCGCCGTCACCAGTATATGAAATTTTATACATGTTGCCCCCCGTTTATCCAACCAGTTCATCAAAACGCGACAATAATTTTTTCAACAAGTTTTTCGTTTTTGGATTCTTTACAGATGCCAATTTGGTTAAATTTTCCCGGCGTTTATCATCATACGGCTTTGCTGTTTCATCACTGATTCGTTTTAACACCGCACCCGTCGTCATATTTTCACGTGCAACGCCACCCGCACCATATTTTGCACGTTGTGTCGCCAGCGCTTTTTTGACCAGGTTTGTTTTTGTGGCTTCGTCTTCGGCCATTTGTTGTAAGATTTCCTGACGCTTGTTATTTGCTTCTTTTTTTGATTTCTTATAGTCTAAAACTTCGGTTACATCCGAAACAATTTGTCCCATAATTTCCCCCTTTTATTTAAATTTGCTAAATTCCGTAATTTCCGAACAACGACACCGACAATATGGTTGCCGGCAATTGCTCATTCCCATGTATTTGCCACGGTGCATTAACACAATCACGCGATGTCCCCAGCATATTTACCGAAATGTCGCCACTAAATCCGTCCGAATCTTCGTCATAAATTTCGTTCGGCAAAGTTACGCGCGACCCGTTGATAAATAATGATTTAGTTTTCAACACTCGTACCATTATTTTCCGTATACGCAACCGCGACACATTGTGTCCCGATGCACGAATTGGTAACCCGGCGGCACAAAAACTAAACTCATTATCACCATCCGACAATGCGGACGCATCGAATTTTTCCAACGATATATCATCGCCACGTTTGACAACGACATATGTTTCATCATCAACAACCGCAACCGATATAAAATTGCCGGCGGTTGTGTACCTGCCCCATGCGGAAACACCTAAACCTGCGTTCTGATTCAGCACCGCCATTGAGCCGTCGTCCATAACCACGAATAATTGTCGTGATGCCTGGTTATATGCCATATCAACCGGTCCCGTCATCAAATGCTTTGCCATTGCACATAAATCGTTGGCATTATAATTTTCACCCAAATCGTCCAGGCTTAATTCGCGAATATCGTGCATATTACGTGAAACGAAAACGGTTTGACCCTCTATCTTTTGCGGTGGTAAATATTTTGATGCAACACTGCCGACCGATGTATGCTGCTTGATATCAACCGATGACGGTGTCAACGGCTTATTTGAAATGGCCCATTCACCAACAGATGTTAATATTTGTAAATTATCACTGCTGACAACTGTACAAATTTGTTGGCGCTGTTGCGATGTAAGGGTTATGAAAATCGCTTCGTCATCTAATCCGGTTCCAACATCAAAGTTCGTATGTTTCCCGACTTGGGACATCCAAACGCCACTTGGCCAATCACGCGAGCCACCAAACACCAAACGATCTTGATGAAAAGTGATACTGCGTGGCCAACCGCGGCGTTTGCCAAATGCGGCCTCACGCCAATCTGTAATTGGCGATTGTGGTAATGTATATGTAGAATTTGTATATGCAACCACATTGCGCGCATCAACAAATGAATCGATTCGCCATTGCAGCCCCATTAGTAAAATACGCCCACCAACATCGTTTGCCGTCCAAAAATCCGCGCTTGTCGCAAAGTTAGCATAATTGTTACCGCCACCATTTGCCGTAACAGTTATGGTTATGCCACTTGCATCGTCAAATTTCATAAACGGCATATTCTGGGTCATATCATCATTAACCGAAAATTCGAAAAGGCTTAGGGAAAAGCCGCCCGACGTTTTCTGTAAAACACGTGGCTGATAATCCGGATGCACAAAAATAATTGTTCCGAATCGTTGCGCGTATTGGACAGATGCGACATCATCATACGACCACGGCGAAATTATACTTTGGGTTGGCGTGCCATCCGGTGCAATAACCCAAAGACGCTCATCAGCCATTGCCAAAATATACTGTTCATCATCAGATACCGAAAAAGGCACCAATTTTGCCGCACCGGTCAAACTTTTAACTGCTGACAATCCACAGCGACGCGTCAATCCACCGCCGGGCAAAACATCCATATTTTCAAGTTTTGACAGTCCCGATAAATTATCGTTCGCAAAAAATTCTGGCGCGACTTCACCATTTGAAAAAGTATTTTGTGTCTTGATAAAATCAACCATTTGATACCTCCTGGGGTTTAGAAACGCGCATTTATTAACGAAAAATCATCTATATTTGCGGCCGTTGTTGTTGTGCTGTCTATGAATTTTGCGGATGCATATTCCGTTTCGTATAATGCCGCCAACATTCTGAACACAGATTGATCACCAGTCATCGGCACACAGAATTCCATTGCTAATTTAGTCACTGCCAACGACACAAAGTACGCAGGATAAGATTCCGGCGTAACGCGTACCAATGCGACAATTGTAATTCTGTCGTTTGGTGCGACAATCCGACCATTCGATATTTTTCCAGGCGTTTTTATTACGCGCAACACGTCCGATGGAATAACAAAATCGCCATCCACTGTTTCTGTTAATTCGTACGTGCGCATCGCAAATCGCCATGGGTGCGATGCGATTAATGCATCCATTACCGGGTCAAACAATGTACGTGCCAATTGTGATGCCACGCTGTCATCATTTAATGATTGTATTGGGCGTTCCCCCAGTTTCAGTAACGCCATTGAACATAAATCTACTTTTGTTTGCATTATATCCCCCTGTTATGAAAAATGGCCGGCGCAAACGCCGACCATTTGTTTGCCTTACGATAATGCGCTTAGTGTTACATTGTCGCTTGACACCCCAACAACCTTGATTGAGGTGGCATCAGAACCATTAACAATAACAATGTCGCCAATGTTCATCAGTGTTTTAACACTGTTGAAATAACCGGCGGTTGCAATTGCTGATAATGTTTCATTGGCGGCATAGTGCCACAAAGTAAAACCATTAGCATATGCGATTACAGACAAATTTTTATTTTGAAATGCCATAATTTCCCCCATTAGTTATTGTTATTAGGCTTCTTTACACTTGATACGAACGATACCGTCGTTATCAATCAACACCGCGCCCTGGGACATGCTGTTGCTGATAAAGTGTGCTGCGCGTTCACCGTGCCAAGAAATATCTGTTTTGACTTCCTGACCACAGGCATGACCGATGCTGGACGCGTGATACATAAAGCAATCACGTTGTGTTCCCGACAACGGCAAATCGTTATACAGCAACCAAGTAATACCCATCCACTTTTTCGTTTCGAAACCAGTGGTCAATGGCGTATCACCCACGTAGTCTGCACGAACGAATTCGTCTAACCCCAGCAACACATTCCATTGTTTTACACCAACAACTGCAAAACGACGACCGTCATCCGGCACATCATTTGCATTCAGTGCTTCAATCGCCTCTAAAACCATTGTTTTAGAAAATGCGTTTGAATAATTACCGGTATTGCTTGTTGTTGCACTCATAGCCGAAACAATTAATTCATCGGTTTTACGACCCAACGCATATGCGCCGGCGGCCGCGACAACGCGACGTTCATCGACATTGGTTTTTAATTCATCCAATGCATCAACCCAATCGCCCGCGTAATAATCCGCCAACGTGCATTCAACCGGCGTATGATTAAGGTTCATAACCGGAACAATGCCATGACGCGATTTCGTGCTGGCGATACCTTTGCCCACCTTTTGGAAAGTTGTGGATGCACCGACAACACCGGATTTGCTGCGCACGGAACCGCGCAGTTTTGTGCCCATTTGCTGATAAGCCAAATGAACATCTGCTTCAAATTGTTTTATGAAGACTTGGTCTATGCTTGTTGACATAGATATACCCCTTTTGTGTTTATAAGATGAAAAAGTGCGATAAAAATCGCACAGTTAATTACATTTTGTTTTTGGTTATGCGGGAAACCGCGCCACAAACAAAACAATCAAACGGGTCCCCGTGTGGGGATTATCCAACAACAATATCAGTCAGACTTGCGCAAATCTGACTGATATTATTTTTAAAACAAAAAGGGTCGGATTAACCGACCCCGAAATTATAATAAATGATTATTTATTATTTTTTCTTTGCGCATTTTGCACATGGCTTTTTAGCTGCTTTTTTAGCAACTGGCTTTTTAGCCGCGGCTTTCTTTGCAACCGGCTTTTTTGCAGCTGGTTTTTTTGCAACGACTTTCTTTGCAACCGGCTTTTTTGCAGCTGGTTTTTTCGCAACGACTTTCTTTGCAACAGGTTTTTTAGCAGCTACTTTTTTAGCAACTGGTTTTTTTGCAGCTGGTTTTTTCGCAGCTGGTTTTTTTGCGGCTGGCTTTTTAGCAACCGGTTTTTTCGCAGCTGGTTTTTTCGCAGCTGGTTTCAAGAATGTGAATGCCATTCTTCTCTCCTTTATTGTTTTTGGATAGAACAAATTTTTTTGTTCTTGTTTTCATTTTATACGAAAGAAAAAAATTAGTAAAGAAGAAAGTGCAAATTTTTTTATTTTATGAATATAATTTTTTAAAACCGTTTTCAATTTTACGAACATACTCTGGATCACTATCACGCCAATATTTTGGATCCTGCATCATGCGACGTAAATCGTTATCAGTTAATGTTTCGTTTTCATTTTTTTGTGTTTCTACAACCGGTTCCATTGATTGCATCATCTTGTATATGCCTTGGATTCCGGCTGGTGTAGCGCACAACGCATCAAATGCATCACGTGGTAAAAACTTATTTCCAAATGTTTCAATTGCATGCAAAGCATCATTCATTTTTTCATCACCACCAAAAAAATTTTTTAATTCAGCAATCGCATTTGTTTCATTTTTTATATCAAATAATTCTGATAACACTGGTGATAAAAATTCATTTGCGATTTTGTAAATCTGTTCAACTTGATTACATGTCAAACCAATTTCACGAAATTTTTGTCGAACCGATTCGTCATTGAACATATCATCGGTTGGATATTGTGATGCATCGTCTGGCACACCAATTGCGCGATTGAAACGTTCACGTGTTGCATTATCTGATTCGGAATTTGGCACAGATACCATCGTTCCGATTTTCTTTTCCAGTTCATTATATGATTTTAATAACGAATCTGTATTAAGTGAACCGTCTTCGTTCAAGAATTTTTCCGGGATTTTATTATCCATATTATTTTCCTTTGGTTTTATTATCAGATTTTCTTATGAAATATATTCCACCAATTGTGAAAATTGCCTGTAACATAACGAATATATCGGTATCCCCGACCAAGTAAGATGCAACTGCGGACAATATACCAACGCCGGACATTATGTATGTTTTTTTATCGGCCAGTATTCCACCATTCACTAAATTGCCCCTCATTATTCCCCCATATTGTAAAAAAGTAATCCATCAACATCGGCGATATATCCACGCGCAACCGCCCATTCGGGCATTTCATCGGCGCGATGAAAACGTACCGCACCAAAACAGCAATCGGATAAATTACCATGCATCATCCGATTCGCAACACGCACACACATTTGAAGCGCGCGATTATTTGCATCAACCGATAAATGTTTATGTCGCGATGAATTTTCATTTAACGATTCAAATATATTTTCATCCATCGCAACATCAATCTCACTTCGATTTGATTGTTTTGCGATATTATTTATCATCGAAGTCAGTGCTTCGACCGATGCCAGTGTTGGCATATATGTTTCTGCATACACGACACGCGCAATTTTATACACATCAATTTGTGTTTCGTCCGGATTATGTATTAATTCCAGTTGCATTTATTTTCCCCCGTGTTTATGGAACAAAAAAAGCGACCCGAAAATTGGGTCGCAAAAATAAAAAAGCCACACGTGCGTGTGGACAGAATCTCTACTCTTGATGCCACATATAGTATCAAAAATCGCACCAAAAGTCAAGAAATATATTTTATTGCATTGTTATTTCATCGCCATATACCAGGAAATAGCGGCTTTCCCGCCGCAGCACCAGCGCACCATTTTCATTAATACCAATCAGTTCCGCCGTTTCGCCACGATATTTAACACTGCGATTCAAACCCGCCGCCAAATCAGTCCACCGCGCACGCACCATTTGAAAATCCGTCGCACGCCATTTATCCAGGTTCCGCATCAACTTATTTAATAATTCATCACGCGTCAACGACACATAATTATCTAATTTAGTGGTTTTATATGTCGCATTTACCGTTGGATTTGATTTTATATTTATGCCAATACCAACAATAACGAATCGCCCTGAATATTCTATTAATGTTCCAGAAACCTTTTTATCATCTATTAAAATATCATTTGGCCACTTGATTGTAGGCATAATACCAAATGCGATAAGTGTTTCGGCAATCGCCACACCAACCGAGTACGCCAACCGCGCATCGCGCTCTTCACATTTATAAATAAAACTGACATACAGATTACCGTGATGTGAAACCCATGTGCGTTTATACCGTCCGCGCCCTGCCGATTGCGCATCCGCCAATATCGCAATATGATCTGCGCCGCGACCATCTGCAATCATATCATGCGCATATGTTTGCGTACTTGGGATTTTATCAAAAGAAATAACCTTATAATTTGCCAATTCGATAAACCCCATTTTCATTTACGATAAATTCGTGACCATATAACTTACGCAACTGATATATTGCCGTATCAACCGTATGTGTTGCGGCATCTGCGCTGTACCCCAGTGCGGCTTTTAATTCCCCCGAACTCATTCCGCCGGATTTATAAAGTTGTACAATTATTCGCGTGTGCAGTGCGGACATACGCACATTTGTCCCGAATAATTTGCGTATAATTTTTGAACTGTCGGTGGCATCTATTAATGCCGCCTTTAATTCCAGTGCCGATACAGGCATCAAAATATTTAACGAATCAAAATTTATATCGCCCACCGTTGGCGCGTCCAATACAGTTACGCCCAAATCGCGCAAAATATTACGCCACACAGCATCGGCGGAATAGACTCTGATTCCTTTTAACATAACAGTCAGAATAAAGTATATTTTTTATATTGTCTATAAAAAATGCCACAGGGAAAAACCTGTGGCATTTACAACAAACACACCAATAATTTATTCGCGTTCATTGGACGGCGTATCAATATATTTAGTAAAATCTTGGATAGATGCGCCGGTGGATGCCAAAATTTTTGAAATACTGTTTGTTGATGGCCACCGGGGTTGACCTGCGCGCGACCACCGTTTACTGCGATTAAAAGTTGTTGGGTCCAAACCGCTGCACTTTGCAAGCCCCGAACAAGACATTCCATGATCTGTTGCGAATCGTTCTATGGCGTGCCAAACATCTTCGTGTGTCATTTTGTCCTCCCTGGTTAGAAAATTGTCGAAATTCACCAAGATTTTGTTCCATACCCACGATTTTCACAACAGGCACCATTTCCTAGGAACATATTGATTTTTCTTTGTTTTTTGTAAAAAACCACCCTAAAAACCCTTGACTAAAAAATATTTTTGACAAAATGCTTGACAAATTGATTTTATTGTCCTATATTACACATCGTCAAAGGGGTTAAACCCGATGACAAGGGGTTCAGGGATTCAGACTCCCTCCTACATTCTCTCTCCTCTGGACTCTGGGCCCCAAACAGTTAAGAATGCTCTATTTCTTTTTCTCCTTTCCTTCCTTTCAAGAGCATTCGGAAAACACCGCCGGCAACGGCGGCGTTTTTTTAATCCCCTTCGCGGGGCAAAGGGGTGGATTGTGAACGAAATGAATTACTAAAACTTGGGTGGGGTTGCTGGATCGCCACGCTACGCTCGCGATGACAAAAAGTGGCGCAACAACCCCATCCTTTGTCATTGCGAGCCTGCGAAGCAATCCAGTCAATAAAAACGCGCCAATGGCGCGTTTTAAAATCCCCTTCACATGGTAAAGGGGTGGATTGTGAGTGAAACGAACAAGACGGGGTAGTTATTACGAATCTTCGTCACGACTACCCCGCCTCGTTACACTCGGCACCCCTTCGCGGGGCAAAGGGGATTAATTCCCACTTGGTTTGCTGAATTTCCAACCATAGTGTCATCCCCGCGAAGGCGGGGATCCAAAGTGAACGACGAAGTCGGAACGATGCGCCGCAGGCATAATAAATTAATTGCTGCGCAGCAATAGATACCGGTTCCGTTCCCTCGCTACGCTCGCCCGGTATGACAATCGCCGGTATGACAAAACCGGTCATTTGACCGGTTTTGTTAACCACTACCCCGTCACTTCGTGCCACCCCTTCGCGGGGCAAAGGGGATTAATTGCCACTTGGTTTGCTAAACTTCCATCCGCGGAATATTTTGCCCGGTATAATTGTTGCCGCACGTGGCGTATTAATATCGCCACCAAACGTCACCGTCCCCGCATTATTCGCGTCTATATCGGATTGGCTTGCCCCCGACCAGTTAATCGTTATCACATTCGCATCACACGATGCAGGTTCCGGTGTGACCGACCCGAACATGGCACTGCGGAAGTCGGCGACGTAGAGAACGTGGAGCGCGCAGTAGTACGCGCAATACGACGCGCAGTCAGACGGTGCACCCTCCACGGGGTAGTACACCCAAGCCGAGCGCGCAGGTGCTGTCATTTTGCACCAACAATACTCCCCGGTGGTGCCCTGTTCGAAGTTATATTGCGGGTACGCGGTACCATAACTGCCAGATGTTGTATTACATACCGCAATGCCCGTTACATGACCGTACGGTGCCGTTACGTCCCATGTGCCATTCCCACTATCGATTGGCGAAGATGTGTAATCTATGGGTGCGATGTCCGGGTCTAAATCTGGGACAGCCGCCTTTACATGATATCCATTATCACAACCCGTGGGTTCACAAGTGTCCACACCCGCGCCATAGTAATCGTTTCCGGTGACCGCGGTTGAATGAGAAATATTCGCCGTGGTACATGCCTTATAGCACTGTGTATCCGCCGATGCGCCCGCCGCGGAACTGCCATATCCCGATGGACATTGTGAACGCGTTGCGGTTGAACCATAGTTCACAGTTGATGCCGCGGCATAGTATCCCGAACCAACCGCACTGCACGTGCCACCAATTTGGGCAACATCCGGTCCCGCGGTAAATGTCCCCGTTCCAGCATTCGTAAAGAATGTACCCGACACCAAATCAAGCATGCCCAATACGCTATCACTGTTCCGCCGCACAGGGACACCATCAAACACGACTACACCATTATCTGTGATTCTGAAATATTTATATGCAACGGAAGCTTTTTCCGAAAAATATGCCGTTATATGATTGCAATACAAAGCAATCGTGTTGTATTGATTTGTTGTATCAAGCCAACTTTGTGTTCCAACAACTGTCCCATCTTTTGACAAAGATGCCGTATGGTCTGAATTAATAACCAATTGCCATGAATGGAACGCACCGTCAGATGAAGTATATCCTATATATGCACTACGAGTCGCACCCGTCCACAATCTTCTACTAGAGTTTGAACCGTGTAGTATCCCAGCAAACAAACGGTCATCGCCATTATGCAAAACACCAGTATTATATTCAGCGCCAAATAATGTTGTACTACCACTGCTATTATCTTTACCTTCCCATTCGAATTTTAAATCATCTGATGTTAATATAATCCCTGTATCAATGCACTGTGTTCCCGTTGATTCCAAGTATTCCAACTGGGTATATGTTCCACTCGCCATGTAATTGCCAGCGGCACAACTTAGTGTACACTGGCTGGCGGCGGATTTACCGCTTGTTGTGTTTGCCGTGTATCCCGATGGGCATGATGAACATGCACTTGTCGAACCATAATTTACCGTGTGGGGTTCTTTGTATTGTGCCGCACCACATGTACCCCAGTTGCTACTTGTCTGACCGGATGTGCCAATATAATGTCCACCGGTAACACTTATTTGACATTGTGTATTGGCGGTCTTGCCCGCTGTTGTGTTTGCGGTATATCCCGATGGACATGACGTACATGATGATGCACCCGCCGCGGAATATGTTGCGCCGGTGCAACTGGTGCATGCCGCAGCACTGGTTGTATTTGAATATGTCCCGGCCGGACACGCCGTACGAGTCAACGCCCCTTCGGCTGAATAATACCCCGTACCGACATCGGTACAAATTTTACCATTTAAACAATCCGCGCCATGGCAATAGGCATAATTCGTACCATTCCATTCAGCAGCAGATGTAATAGTATTATATTTACCTGCGGCGCATGCATAGACCTGACTTGTGTATGTATTACACGCGCTATGGGTCCCACCGTATCCACCATCTGTGGTATTATAATAACAACTGATTTCAAACGTCGCATCCGGATCATTATCAGAAAAATTTGCCTTGCACCCCGTAACCGTACTATGTATATTCCCCGTCCAAAAAGCATCATATCCATTGACCCGACTTGCCAATTCGCCGGTTACCGCGGGACATTCGGTGCATTGCGATGCACCGGCATTTGAATACGTGGCACGACCGTTTGCCCCCGTAACATCGGCGCAATTTGTTTGCACACCACCACTGCACGCGTATCCCGCGGGACAGATTGTGCAAGACGAAGATCCCGCCGCCGATGACCCATAGTACCCCGCATTACATGTCCAATTGCATGTGCCGGTAATCCGCGTTGCGTTTGCGGGTAATGTTCCACACGGTTCACATGAAACACGATATGTGCCGGATGTTGTGGTGTTGCTGTTGCTGTACCCCCAATCATTTTGGAAACCGGTGTTATATTCGCCCGTTCCCGCCGGACAGGTTGTGGCCAGGTTCGTACCGGAAAATGTTTGATACCACATTTGTGTACTGGATGACGATCCCGGTTTAATTGTGCTGGGAAACGCGTTTGGTGGAATATAACCACTAAGGTTTGTGCAGCCGTAAAATGTGCGGTAAAACATCTGTCTTGTATCCGTTGCGGAACGGGTGTCAATCGCACTAAACAACCCCGTCGGTATCGATGTTAACCCCGTGCAATTATAAAATGTGTAGTTAAACATACCACCTGTATTCGTGGCGGAAGATGTATCAATACCACTGAACAACCCCGTCGGTATGGATGTTATTTGGGTGCCGTAAAATGTGTCTTCAAACATATTACTTGTATTCGTGGCGGACGATGTGTCAATCGCACTGAACAACCCCGCCGGTATTGATGTTATTTTGGTGCCTAAAAATGTTCTGTAAAACATATAACTTGTATTCGTCACGGACGATGTATCAATACCACTGAACAACCCCGCCGGTATCGATGTTATTGGGGTGTTGTAAAATGTCATGTAAAACCGTGGAATGTTGCCATTTACAACCGGAAACATCGCCCCCAGTGAACCGTCAATTGACGCAACATTAGCCTGGGTTCCGCTATAGAATGATATTGCCGCGGTTGATGTATCCGTACTATAATCCGTCGCGGTGCCACCGAATCGCACCGTGTGCGTGTCCGCACTGCCCCAAGTACATGTGTATGTTGTTGCCGATGTACTTGTACGCGTTATTGTGTTGCCGGAAATCGTGCCGTATGACGATGTATTCTGAGTCAAAGTTCCACCATCACCACAGTCAACATAGAATGTTCCCAACGCGGTCATGGTCCACGATAACGATGTTGTGTCACTGGTCGTCGTCACACTGAACTTTGGCGTTTCACATGCACTGCCGGTATTGATATACCCCGCATTGCATTCCCATGGGCATGTTGCGGTGGTTGGGTTAACGGTCCATTGGCTGTTCGCCGGTTTGGTGTTTGTACACGCGGTGCAGACACCATTGTTCAGGTATTGTCCGCCCGCGCATCCACAGGAAACAACCCCATCCCATCCAGCTTCATATCCAGTGATATATTGCGGCACACCATATGACGAACACGACGTGGCAAGATTAGTACCACCAAACGTGTAATTCCACGTAGTGTCTTCACTTGGATGCCCATTCGCAATCAATCCTGCAAATGTTGTTGGCGGAATATAGCCGGACAAATTTGAGCAACCGTTAAACGTGCCCAAAAACATTCCTTCTGCCGCGGTGGTAATACCACTGAATAACCCCGCTGGTATACTGGTTAACGATGAACAACTATGAAAGGTTTGCATAAACATATAATTCGCCGAGGTGGTAATGTTGCTGAACAATCCCGCCGGTATTGATTGTAGCGAAGAACAATACATAAATGTGTTGTGAAACATATCTACTGCCCCGGTGGTAATACCACTGAATAAGTTACCCGGTATACTGGTTAACGATGAACAACTAAGAAAGGTCTCATTAAACATTCCTGTTGCCGCGGTGGTAATATTGCTGAACAATCCCGACGGCAACGATGTTAACCCCGTGCAACCCTGAAATGTGCCCAAAAACATAGAGTTTGCCCCGGTGGTGATACCACCGAACAAGTTCGCTGGAATGCTGGTCAGTCCCGTGCAACCCTGAAATGTGTACTGAAACATAGAGTTTGCCCCAGTGGTGATACCACCGAACAAGTTCGCTGGAATGCTGGTCAGTCCTGTACAACCAGAAAATGTACGCTCAAACATACTGTCCGCCCCGGTGGTGATATTGCTGAACAGTCCCGTTGGGATACTAGTCAAACCCGTACAACCAGAAAAAGCACTCTCAAACATATTATCTACCCCAACAGAATAATCATTAAACAATGTTGGCGATATACTGGTTAGATTTGTACATCCATCAAATATCCCCTTGAATATTGGATATTGCCCATTTGCAGATCCAAGATAGGGAAACATTGCCGATATATTACCGTTAACCGATGCGACCGTAGGTGGACTATCGGTACCACAAACATCACCAGGCAAACAAATAATGACGATATCGCTACCGCTACTGGAGCTAGAACCAGGAAAATTTATAGGCGAAACTTCACCAGTATTATTATACCCTGTCGCCACACCGCCGAATTTCACCGTGTGTGCGGATCCCGACGACCAAGTACAAGTATATGTTGTCTTGGATGTTCCCGTACGTGAAATCGTTTTTCCGGAAAGTGTACCGTAAGATGATGTGTCTTGTGTTAATGTTCCGCCGTCGCCACAATCAACATAGAATGTACCAAGCGCACTCATTTTAAACTTTAATTCAGTTGCATCGTTTGTGGTCGTCACACTGAACTTTGCCGTTTGGCAGTTTGTTCCATCACCGTTCACATCAATTTGGTCACTGGTGCATGCAGCAACCGCGGTGTTTGTGAACATAAACACCGCAGCGCACGCGATAATCATGCGCGATAATCTTGATAAAAAACCGCGGAAAACAACCACCTTCCCCCCGATTCCTTTCCTGTTTCATAGACATAAAAAAACGCATCTGGGACACGCATTTATGTGATGTTTTCAGTATACGAAAAACTATGCAATCAATGCAAGGAAAAAAGTTATATTCGGGTTATTCCCTTTCAAACACAGAAAGCAGTTCCCAATGTGCACTGCCCACAAATTGATCAACGGGAACTAGTTGTGCTAATTTGTATCCGCCGCGCATTAGTATTTCCATATCGCGCCGGAATGTTTGCGGGTTGCACGAAACATATATCACACGCGGCACATCGCTCTTTACCAATTCGCGACATTGCGCCAATGCGCCCGCGCGCGGCGGGTCCATTATCACACAATCATACTGTTTCAGCATTCCCACCGTCAAAGGGTGTTTAAACAAATCGCGTTTGTCACCCGTACCGACAATATCAAAACCGTCGGCGTGCGTTGCAAATGTAAAATTACCCAAACCACAGAATAAATCCGCAACCCGCCGCGAATTACCCGCCGCCGAAACAACCATATCGCGCAGAATATTTTCGCCAACTTTTCCCGGCTGCAAAAACGCGTTTGCGGGGTATTCAACCGATACTTCGCCGAATTTTATTATTGGTTTTGCCGTTTGACACACGACCCGGTCGTTCCACACAACACGAATCGCACCAATATTTTCCACGGCCGATTTGAATTCGGGTGTAAAGTACGGAACATCGGCATTAATAACTATATCAATTCCGTTTTCGCACACGGTTATCATGCACGAACCCGCCCCACCCCACGGCAAATCCGCAACGCGCGGTAATATCGCATTTATTTCCGGCAACATATTCGGACACGAACGCACAGGCACTATATTTTTAGACCGCGATTCGAACAAACCAAACTGATTCCCAGCAAAACAAAAATCACCACGACGGCGCGTCCCCGCGGCAATCCAGCGCGCCTCGCCCGTCAGTGGCAAATCACCCAGTTCTGATAATTTTTGTTCGCGATAATGACCGGATGCAAAATCATATTTGCACCCGCCACAAATGCCAAAGAACGGACAACTTTTCAT